AATATCTACGGGAGACCCATGAGCAAGGATCGCTCTTTGCGAGAGATAGCAGCCCATACGGGAACGCAAACCCTATGGACATCACTAGTGATGATTTACCCTTCTAATTTGGTGAAAACATGAAAATGATTTTAAACATCGAGCCTAAACCTCAAACAAGGCCGCGATTCAGCAAATTCGGGACTTATGAAGACCCCAAAATGCAGGCGTGGCGCCGTCAATGTTCGCAACTTATTGAGCAAGAGTATGATGGGGAATTCTACGACGGGCCTATTTCAGTAGATGTCGTCTTTTACATGAAGGCCCCGCTTAATGTATCAAAAAAGCCCACGCCAAAAGCTAGAGCTAAAACGTGGGACACATTCAAGAGTTTTATGTCTGAAACACTTTGGCATGCGAAAACTCCAGACGTTGATAATCTTGTCAAATCGCTCTTTGATAGTATCTCAAAAGCTGGTTATAACAAGGTCGATAAGAAAGGTATCGTCTGGACGGATGACAGCATTGTTTGTGAGTTGAAAGCTCGTAAGAAGTACAGTCCTAATCCACGCATTGAATTTGAAATCAAGGAGCTTGAATGAATAGCAAATATAAAGACAAGCTAGTCGGTGTGTATGCACCGGGCAACTATGGGCGCACTAGTGTATTAGATCAAACCCAAGAATTTTCAAGATGGTTCTGGGCTAATCGCAAGGACATGGAACTTATTAGCATTAAGTTAGGCATCGACGTTAAGAAACTCAATCGCATTCTGACGCTGGAGCAGTTGCCGGACGAAGAATTGTTAAGAAAGATGGTCGAATTATGCAAGTAAAGGAATACGCATTATATAAAGGCGAGGAATTACTGGCGATGGGGACTAAGCGTGAAATCGCTGAACAATTGGGTGTGTCAGCTAGCACAATCGGTTACTACGGGACGCCAGTATACGCTCGTAGAACCAGTGAAAACGGAAGGAGATTAGTAAAGCTATGAAATACAAAGCAATCGTGTATTACGACAATATGCCAGACAGTGAGCATATTTTTAGCAACAAGAACGACGCTATCAACGAACTACATCGTTTGAGAGGTGTCAAATATCGCAATTCTATGATGTATACGGTGGAGTTGGTCGAATGCGGTGGATAGTAAGAGTAGCACGCACGATGGATGATGTTAAAGAGTGTCATTTCACAGATAAGGACAAGGCACTGAAACACATTGAAGCATTGAAGAAGTTAAGCATGGCAGTAGATGATGCAACTGTCTGGATGGAGGAAATTAGCGATGATGAATAAAGATGAACAAATACAGAATTTATCAAAGATAGCACGCATTTCAGTATCGTATGCAGAAGACCTATATGACTCTTTCTTCCCTAAACCAGTCGTACCACAATACGTGGCGGATTGGTATGAGGAGAACAAAGAGGATTTTGAAACGAATTTGTTTAACGATATCTACAATATTTCGAATGTCTATCCCGGTGACAATTTAGGTGAATTTGCGGATTGGTTGATGGCTGATGATAGCCACGCACTCACAACCCTCGTCAACATGCACCAGTTCGGCTATGAGGTCGAGGGAAGAAAACGTTACACGGTCCGAGTAAAAGGGATTGATGGATACACTACTCACCTTAATCAAAACTTAGACAATCAAGTATGGTTTTTTGCATCAAATGAAAGAATTGACGGTTTTAGAGTTAGACACACCCGCAAAGAGCTAGAAGATGCTAATTTCGGTTGGGTGTTCGGCTGTGAGGGGATTGAAGTGAAAGAGGTGGAGTGATGAGCAAGAGAGTACAGGCTACAATTTCCAGTGATCTATTCACACACATCTTAGCTTTGAAAGAGTACGGAAATTACAAAAGTCTTTCAGCTCTAGTGGAAGAATCGCTTGAAAAAACATTATCTGAATACAGCAAATTTCAAAGTTTTAGAGATTTTTTAGACATGGAGATGCACAATGAACAAACTTAGACATCTACGAAAACAGAAAAATCTAACCATCGTCGAGGTAGCCGAAAAAATAAGAGTGCCAAAACTGAAGCTTTTAAGATGGGAACACGGAACCGACCAGATCAGTATAGGCAAAGCTAAAAAGCTAGCTGAGTATTTCGGTGTGAGTGTCGGTTATCTGTTGGGGCTTGATACCCCAGCAAAGGACGGGATTGCTGAACTAATCGACAAGGTCAACGAGTGGGCTATTAGTCGCGGACTGGACAAGGGCAATCCTAAAGTCGAATGGATGAAGGTTACTGAAGAGGTGGGCGAGATTCGAGACGTGTTTCTAAAACCTCACGATTTCGCTGACCCAGAATGGTCGTTGAAAGACGCCATAGGGGATTCTATCGTAACGCTAGTAGTTTTATGTTTGCAGCTCGGGTACGACGTCGAGGAATGCCTAACAATCGCTTATAACGATATTAAAGATAGACAAGGAGTAATGATTGATGATAACTTTATCAAAACGAAAACGAGACAACCAGCTAACGATAGCGACAATTTTACTACTGGTATCACTAGCAATTAATGTAACTACCGTCCTACGAGTGGTTAACCGGCCTATCGAGACAGTGGTTATCCATAAGGCAGATAATGCTGTTGAATTACATGGCAAGGTTACTGGAAAATCGAAAATTAAAAACCTCTACACGCTCGATTGTGGGGCTTACGGTAAATTCCTTGTCAGCAAGGAACAGTACGATGCGGTGAATGTTGGGGATGATATCCCTAGCTATCTAAGGGGGCGAGGGCAATGATTCCAAAATTTAGGGCTTGGTCAAAGCAAGAACGACGTTTGATTCTTTCAGAAGATATTCTTGCTATTGATTACGAGAATGAAGAAATAGACGCACAAAAAATCTATTTTGAAGATGGATTGCCGGTTGAAAGGGATATATATACCTATGGTTTTGACAACATCGAACTTATGCAATCAACAGGATTGAGAGACAAGAATGGCAAAGAAATCTTTGAGGGGGACATCCTAAGAGTAACTAACCTATCAAGCTGGTTGGAAGTTGTATTTTTCAACGAAGACAAAGCGATGTTTATCTCTAAGGAAATCAAAAGAGAAGTCGAAGAAACCCCTCTATACGATTTGTTTAACACGGATATTTTCGAAATCGAAACTATCGGCAATATCTACACTAATCCGAAACTGGCAGAGGTGAGCTCATGAGCGTAAGATACAAATATTCCGGATTGACCGAGGAATTATATCGACGGTTAGTCAGCGAGCATGCGGAACTAAGAAAAGCACACAAAAAAGGCTCTTATAAGCAATTTTTCCAAGATGTGAAGCAATGCGACGAACTGCAAGCTCGCATCATTTACCAAGCATTTAACAGTGCAGTCGTAGAACGTGCGAGAATCTCACCTCAAACAGTCGATAGATTAGAAGGTATTATCTCCGATGAACTATTCGACGACCTTCAAGATTATCTGTCTACTAATTACACAAGAGGGAAAACCACTAAACCGGTTTTGGATAAAATCAACGCAGGACTGCCAGAAAACTTGTTTAAGCGATTTCAAGAGGAAGTGGAAGCTTTACGCAAGGAACACCCTAACGGCTTAAATAACTATATTAGATACGTCAAGGACTGCGACCAGAAAAATGCTAACAGAACCCAAAACGCCCTCAATCTGTGCTATGCGGAAAAAGCTGCTCTAACTCCGTTGAAGGCAATTCAAATGGAAGGGCTACTTTCGAGAGGGTTATTTAGTGAGATTATTGATTTCGTTTTCAATAACTATGAATGGGCCGAGAGGTTGGACAACGAAATTGATCGCATAACCCTAGAATATAGAACTAAAGGCAAGGTAGGTCGTGAGAAGACCACGGTCAAAAAAGCTCTTTATACTGCCTATGCGTTAGGCGTGTAGCTAGAACGGTTCATGAGGGTTCGACTCCCTCACTAGCTATTGTCTGTCAAATACACTAATTTTAGTGGCTTGAACACTTTTTCAACACTCGCATCGCTGACAGACCGATGCACAAAATCCAGTAAATAATAAGTTATAGAATCGAGGAATCCTTTTGTATTTTTTCAACCCTAGCTTTGCATTACTGGTGGCATGGCTAAATCTAATGCATGGGAGGTGGTAGCCTAATCCTTCTTTATTCTTGTATAAAAAAAGACCCAGACTAATGCCTAGGACTGTTCAAACGCTAATAATAATATTATACCCTAAAGGAATGTAATTTATGAGAACAGTGGAACGGCTGCAAAAAATCAAGGCGCTTGATAGATATATTGACAGTCAGATAGAACAGATCAAACGACTGGAATCGCAAGCGCTAAAAGTAACGGCTGGTGCAATGCAAACAGACATGGTCCAAGGTGGCAAACGTAAGGGCAAGGATGATATCTATGTGGAGCTTATGACAGCTCGTGAAGAAGTAGAACGATTCACTGCCGAGGCTATCAAACAGAAACTAGAGTTCCGCCGGCAGATAGCAAACGTGGGGGATATAGACGCTAGGTCCCTACTTCAAATGGTATATATAGACCAGCTGGATATCTGGCAGATATGCGACCGCATGGGCTTTAGTAAGGCTACATACTACGTTAAGTTAAGACAAGCTGAGAAGTATTTGGAATAACCTGTAGTGGTATATACCAATTCGTACGGCATCATACTA